GGCCGTTAGATGTCCACACATCAGTTGCCGATCCTGCGTCTGCGGTCGTGATGATGGTGCCATCATAATAAACTGTTCCATAAGCATTGGGCATAATCGGAGAAATTGAAGGGCCAAATCTCATTGGTGTTTGAGTCGCTGTCGTGACATTCGACGAGGATTTAGTAAATGAAATCGGAGTGTAAAGAAGAACGCCAGCTCCATCGATTGCATCTGTTGCGCTTGAACCAACTGAGCTTTCTACGATTTTCATTGTAGAGCCGGCCCCGATAGAAATTGCTGTCGCATTATTTGAATCGATATGGCTTTCAAATATCACTAAGTCATCATTTGGGCCTCCGCTTGTAGTAATCAGGGTAGCATCTAGCAAAATCATCGTGCTATGTTTTACAGAAACATCCCCTCCGGTACCTGTAGCAATGATCGCAGAGTCAAAAGTAGCATTTTCAAGGTCAAATGAAGCATTTGAGAAAATATTCTGCGTAGTGTCATTCGTCCCATTAAAGAAGAAGCTTGTGCGTATAGATACAGCCCCTCCAGTCATATCAAAATAAACATCTGTTCCTGTGATATCACCCTCAGAGGTTGCAATTATAATTCCACAGTTTGGGTTAGTGTTTAAAAAGGCTTTAAAGTTTCCACCAACTTCAATGAAACATTCGTTAAAATTGAATACGCATCCACCTGATCCGCTTACGGCAAGGATGTTATCTGAATTATTGACGAAGTGAATTCCGCTAAATGAGCAAGTGCCAGTGATGTTGGCTGTCATCTTTCCATTTATCGTCACATTAGGTGTTTGAGCATCGCAATCAAAGGCGGCTACGTTGATTCCTGCGGCTAAAACCTGTGTCCCTATGTTGTATGTGCCCGGCTGTAGGAAGATTGTCTGATTGCCCCCGGCTGATACAGCGGCGGCATAAGCGGCGGCAAATGTCGTGTAATTAGCTCCGTCGGCTGTTCCGCCGGCCGAAACAATGAATCTTGCAACGTGTAAATCTTGAGTAACTCCGATAAAGGAAACGAATCCGTTTGCATCTACTGAAAAGAAATCTTCATCAAAAGCCGCTAAGCCAACGTTAGAAAGATTTGATGCGGCAATTGCTTGAGTGATTTGAACGTAAGTTGTGATATTATTCCCTGTTCCTACAGTGTGAACGGGATTTGTGCCGGCCGGAGTTGTATCTCCGAAAATTTCTAAAACGTTCGCAATTGGAATTGCAAAACCAATATTGGCGTTGAATCTTGTCGGTATTTGCGGATGATTCCCCTCGATGTCTATAATGGATACTTGGCTCAAGGTTTCACCTCCGGTTTGCTTAATCTTTCGATTAGCATGTAAATGTTCTCTAACTTCTTCTCGAACACCATCATATCATGTCGACTGACGCGAATCTCTCTCAAGATACCTTCTACATCAACATTATGAGTGTTAATCTTATCAATTAATTCTTGGCGAATGCCTTGAGCATCGGAAGGCATTGAAAGAATTTCTTCTTTCAATTTGTTCATGTCTTTTGAAAGCTTGAACTTCATGTTTTCTAGTGCTGTAGAGATGAATAAGGAATGACCTCTCATCTCATCCTCAACAGTTTCTAAGCGTCCATTTGTGTGAGAAATTTGATTTTCGTTATATTCATTTTTTCGAGAATTTTGCATGGAGGTATCGCCGTGCATACCAATTTCATCTGTAGCTTTTTTCTTAAAAGCTTCCGTGTCATTGATATGACTCTGCAATTTTTTCTCGGTTTTACCCTGATTTTCTCTGAAAAGCTGGCAAAGAATCTCTAGATCATTTTGCTGACTGTGAATCAACGCATAATTCTCTAGAGATTCATTGCGTACTTCTTCGATGGAGTCCTTCAATTCTCTAATAGATTGAAGTACAAAATTTAAAGAATCTTGGTAATTCTTTATTTCTTGTTTTACTACCAATTCAAATTGTTTTGCTAAATCAGATTTTTTTAACATTAGTATAAACACTCAACATAAACATCGCCGGATGTTGGAGCCGTAGACTGCTTAACATAGAATTGCGTACCGACAGCAAGCACATACTTGTCATCGAATTGCGTATTCATATTTGCTTGCACGTCGTAAAGCTTATAGCTTCCTTTCGCGACAAACATTTGTCCGGCAGCAACACCATTATCCAAAGAGAATATCATGTCCCCTTGCGTGTTATTTGTAATACAAAACGCACGCACTTGATGCTCAAGCGGTGTTCCCACAGCGGCATAAGAGGCAGAAATACCCCCCGATGCTAATGATCTAAGCGGCTCAAAAAAAGCTCTTGATACTCCTGCGGCCATTATTCCCCCTTTGCACCATCGGCGCAACCTTGAGATTCGCATCCTTCACTTGCTGGCAATTCGCTTTCGTGAGGAGGCATTTGTTTTGCGGCTTCCGCTTGAGCTGTTTGCTCTTGGTGAGCGGCAACCATGCGATCGACCATCAATCCTTTGATGGACATTAGGAAGTCATGAAAAACGCCAATTGGCATGTCATTATCCACATAAATTTTTGCTCTTTCGCAATCACTTGTAAATTGGGTCACTGGTTTTTGCATTGAATTTACCTTTTTTTTTAGTGTTTTCGTTTAAATTCATACTCTATAAAATTTTATGTTTGCCTTACAATCAAATAAGAATTCACATCAAATTTATACGAGTAATCCGTAGCTTCTCAATGCAGAAACAACGTTAGATAAGGCCAATGCAAGCTGGTAAATATCGTTGCGAATTGCAGCCGCATCGTTAGCATACGTTGATAAATCAGTGTAGTTGGCAATTGTACCAGCAACACCGCCAGCAGTGACGCTGTTTGTTATGGCGCCTTGTGTCACTTTCGTTGCTCCAGCAGAGCCAAAAAATCCTAGTGTTCCTGTAGAGTTTCCTAACTGAGCTGCAACACCGGCACCCGACGCAATATTGGATGCGCCAGTAGATGCTAAAGTTGTAAATGCGCCGCTTCCGGGAGTCGTTGCTCCTATGCTAGTTGCATTGACAGCGGTAAAAGTACCAGCGGCCGGAGTTGTGCCTCCGATTGCGCCCGGAGCTTGCAAGCGAGCTGTTAAAGATGAAGGGATGATCGCCTTGTTAGTGTTTGCTGTTCCTGTCACAGCCTCGGCGTTTGTAGCTAGAAATGTCTTTCCGGCAACTAGTGTGGTTGCGGCAGGAATTAGAGCTGTTCCAGCGGCCGCCAATGTCGCAGGTGACACATACAATTGAGAGCTTGAACCGGCTAGTGTTTCTGGCAGTGTTGACGCGCGAACATCGCCCGTCCATTGTTGATTCGACTGCTTGCCAGTGTATGAATTTGGTCTTGCAAATTTGGGCATTTTCCCCTCCTTTTAGGTTAGTTTCAATTTCAAATTACACAGCCCGAACATTCATGGGATAGGAAATCTTGACAAAAACGTCAGAAACTTGAATAATTGAATAAGAGGTGAGTAATGAAGATAGCGTCGGTGATTCAGATTGTGAATCGAACCAATAGAGATATTTTTTTATGGCCTAAAGATGAAGTGATGAGAAATCTTTTTGGGCAGCTAATACATTCTAATACTTTTAGAATATTTGAATGCCCTGCACATTATCAGTTTGATTTAGATGAATGTTATTTTCAATTTAAAGGTCTTAAAAGGAAAATAAAACATAGCAACTTACATAAGCATAACATCGACCTTATAATAATGGCTTAATATGAAAGAAAAAAGTCATCACAAGACGACGACATTTCAAATCTCGCATCACCTCCATACGCAGCTTAAAACCATGTGTATGCTGACCGAGAAAAGTATGGGTGAGTTTATAAGGCTGGCAATAATAGATAAAATTAATCAAATACGGATGCAACAGCCAAAATGAGCAATCACCAAATTGAAAAAAAGCTTGATCTTCTTATTAACCTGCTTGAGACTATGCCTCAAAGGATGATGGTAGAGTTAGAAAAGCGAGAAGAATTGAAAAAAGCCTTACGATTAAAAGAGCTTCAATCGGAGATTGATTTTAGGCATGAACACATGAACGAGTTAAATCGAATTATGTTTGGATGCCCTATTAAGATCGAAGCGAATGACCCAAAGGATCAAGAAGTTGCCGATCAAATGGCAGCGGTTTATAATCACGTTTATGTAGGAAAGGACGGTAAATAATGGACTTAACAATAATTCTAACAGTAATAGGAACAGCCGCCGCAATCATCGGGTCAAATATTGCTCTTATTTCTTGGCTCAGATCAGACATGAAATCTTTTGAGACTGAAATTCGAGGTTGGAAAGAGGAAATCAACAAAGAAATGAAAGATTTCCACGGCAGACTTTGCACCTTGAATGAAAGAAATAAGCCGAGAACCGATCCATGATTACGATCGGTGTTTTTATGGCCGGATTGCTTGTTTTTGGCTCTCCGGCTCTCGCCTTTTGGGTAGCAATTTACTACCTAACTTCTGATTAAAGAATCCCTAGAATAATCTCAAGAGCTTTAAACGCAGCAACTTTATGTGCAGCCTTTGAAACGTTTTTCTTTCTAAGTTCTGATTTAACCTGAGACTTTCCTATTTCTTTTGCAGCCTGCCTCATTGCTTCTGTTTCACTTTCCCCTAACATCTCTGAAAGAAGCTCATAATTATGCTCCTTATTCAAGAAACGATAAAGATCGTCACCGGTAAAATCCTTCTCGATATTACCTTCTCGCAGTATTGAGCGAATCTTTTGTTGTTGAAGTCTTTGAAAAGTAGCTTGCTTTTGAGGGGTGTTTAAATCCTCACGCAGTTGCTTGATGCCTGAGCGTTTATTCATCAATTTTTGAATATCTTCCGGCTCCTTCCCTTCATACTTGGCCGCAATTCTTTCATCATTGGTAGGTTGACGCTTAGGTGCTTCTCTAGCACGGAAGCCAAAACGTCTTTGAGCTTCTCTAAACTGATCTCGAATTTGTTGAGCTTGCTCAGGTGTTATAACCGCTTCAAGCTCTCTGACAACTTTATCAAATTCTCGTGGCGTTGCTGATCTTGGATTTTCAAAATATTTTCCTAAGTGCTTCTCAACTATCTCACGGGTTGATGCAGCGCCTAAACGTTGGCCGTTCTCTGAAAGATTCAAAATGTTTCTAATCATGTTAGATTCATCAAAATCTAAAGCACTCTTAAAGAGCTTGCTAAAATCTTGATTGCTTGCATCTCTGAAAGGCCGAATATAATCATTATCAAAAGCCTCTACCCATGCACGATAAGCGCTTCTTGCCTCATTCAAAGCTTCAGCCGCTTCCGGTGCGCCCATCTGCTCGGCTGATCGAATGGCTGCATCTTGCAAGTCATTGATTAAAGGACGGAAAATGTTCTTAGTGTTACCGTGAGCAAAATCATAGTCGATAATCTGACGTAATGATTGCACCTGATCGATCAATGTTTGATTATTTATCGGGGTGTATCCGGTAATTTCCCTACCAATGACATTTCCTGCCTCATCTAAGACATTTTCATATTGAGCTAATCGATTTAACACGTTTTGAGATGCTCTTAAAAGTCTTCTCTGAACATCGGAAGGCTCAGGAATATCACTCAATTCAGCAACTCTAGCCTCTAATCTATTCACAAGCTGAGGTTGGATAGTGTTTATCTCTGAATTTAAAGCTCTCGAAGTATTGTAAAGCTCACCAACGCCCCTATAAACGTCTTCATCTATATTCATGATTTCGTTTTTAAAAGCTTGGCCGCCTTGCGTGGTATTATAGAACCTTTCACGAGAGAAAATATCCCCGACGGAATCGGCTAAATCCGGCCTATTCGATTGTGGTTGAGGAGCTGGCCTTAAACCTAAATCTTCACCATTTGCCCTTACTCGATTAGGATTTATTCGTGCCGGTGGAGCGCTACCGCCGGGAGGAGGAGTGCCACCATCCGGAGGAGGGGGAGGGCCGCCGGGTCGAGGGAAATTGTTAGGTGCTTGATTCGTTTGGCGTAGATGTCGAAGAACTTCCTCGGCTGTCTCATATTGGCTTTTTGGTAAATCAGATGGAATAACACCTTGCTCAAGAATTTGAGCTTGATGAGCAGGTGATATTTGAAGAAACTTTTTACCCAACGCCCCTAGTCCACGAATTACAGTGTCAAAAGCTGCAAATTCAGCTCCACGAATTGGTATTTCAGATAGGTTAACTTCTTCTCCGCGAATTGCATTTGCACCTTGCTTTCCTGATTCAACGGTTGCACCTGTTCCAAAGGCATGCAGAAAACGATAAAGAGGTTGTAAAACTTTCGGAGCATTTCTGTAAGCAAGATTTAATCCTGCCCCTACAAGTTTTCCAGCTCCTAAAATTGCCGGTGTATGACCTGCAACAGTTCCAGCCCATCCAGCAACAGGGTCTTCCCCTTCTTCGGGTTTAAATCCCGGAATGTCTTCGGAGAAACCAAAGCTTAACGCACTCGCGGCATTCTTTGTAAATGCTCTTGAGGATTCATATCTTTGCTCTTTCTCCAAATCCTTAGCGTATTGAATCTTTTCAGACATGGACATTTTAGCGTAATCTTCTTTCGATACTGGCGCAGTTTCAAAAGGTTTATCTCTTTTAGATCGCGGTAAATTTTCTTGAGAAGCTTGAGGTGATTTAGATGCAGCTTGCTCAGGCTCAGAAAAATCATAAGCATCGAAATCAAAAATTTCAGCCTTTTGTTTCGGTTGATTCTGTTTCTGAGGCGGTTGTTTTACTTGCACAATAGGAGAATCATCCTCATTGTCATAGAGAGAAAAATCAAAGTTATTGTCCATTTGATAACCTTGCCCCTGCTTTAATTGCATCGGAAACTTTATAGGCTGGAATTTCAATTTCTTTGCCATTTTTAGGATTAATGATTTTCACCGGTGCGATCATGTCATCAAATCTTTGTTCGATTTTATCAGCATAACCTAGCGGCCTTAATCCCTTATTCGCTTCTTTTATTTCTCTCGCAATGGTCGATCTTAAAAGAGTCATATCAGCGTATTTTCTTAATACTTTGACAATAGCTTTGTTTGCCTCGGCTGTCTTACCAATGGAGGGTAATTTGTCTTGTAAAAGCTTTAAGTCGGCATCGCTTAAACGAACACCGAAAACCTCTTTCCATCCTTCCAAAAGCTGAGGAATAGATGCGAGAATTGTGGCTTCATCTTTATTAATCAATGCTTCGGAAATCTTGTCGCCTATCTTTCCAAAACCTTTGAAAATGTTAGCCAATGATGTAGGTGTTACTTTGCCGCTATCAATTGCTTTTTCAATATCGCCGATGGTATCAACTTGTTTCTTGGCAATCTTCGTTTGTTTAAACAGTTCTTCATCGTACTTCTCCCCTTCTTTATGAAATTGGAGTTCTTCATCGCGAGTACGCTTGACGTCTTTCTCAGCCAATTTCTCCTCATGCTCTCTTTGTCGAAGCTCGGCTTTTGCTGGCTCAGAAATCTCACGATCAGGCGCTCCCGTCGCAACGATAAGCTGTTCTTTAGAAAGTTTTTTAAATACGTTTTCAGGCGCTTGATTTGGAGTTGATAAAGGCGGTTGACCAGCGGCAGGATTTGCAGGATTTCCGGCTAATGCAGGTTGTATTTGTCCGGGTTGTCCCATTTGTCCGGCATTAGGCTGTTCACCACCAAGCCCATATTGAGCTAGCCTTCCACCCTTCGCTTTATCCTTTACCTGTTGGCCTTGAACTTGAGGAGGTGCCCCATAGGTATAGCCGGCTTCTTGCGCTGCGGCTCGATCTCTAGCTTCAATCTTAGCTTTTTCTTGTTTCTGTTGAAGATTGCTAAAGGTGTTTTGCAGATATTGCAATGCCACACCTTGACGCTCCGGAGATACCTGAGAAAGTATTTGTCCAATACTATTTTGAATCATTTCAGGGTTGCCGGTATTCATGGCTTGCGAGAGAATTTTTTCAATGGCGTTCTCATCGCTAACTCTTTTAAATGCGCTTCCGAAATTATTCGAGGCTTCTCTAGCTACTTGAAACGGGGAAGGTGCTGACATTTTTACTCCAAAATTTAATCGTTTTCAAAACCTTTTCTCTCAGGCTCAGCGGCCGCAGGCGCTTTCTTAAATAGGTTTGCCGTTGTATCTGCAAACCCTTGGCTTGATAAATAACCGCTCAGGCCGGACATAATATCTTGGCCGCCTGTTGTAGAATTCGGAGCGCCAGAGCCAGCACCTAAAATTGAGTTTATAGTGTTTTGTTTTCGATTCAAAGCATCTTGCTGGAATTGATACATATGCTGGTTAAGCAATGAGTCTAAATCAACCCCGGCACGAGTTAAAGTATCATCAAGGCCCGTTCCTCGTTGCTGTCCATTGGCAATATATTGTTGCTGAATCTGCGGCGCTATCTGATTCCGAAACATAGCTTGTGCCGGCTCAACAAATGATTTCTGAAACGCCCCTTCATCCGAATTAAAAAGATCGGCATAAGGCCCGTTACCAGTCAAAGAAGAAATAAGCTTGTCAACAAGCTTTCTTTGCGTCTTTTGCATCTTGGTTTCCTGACCGGCAGCTCCACGACCAGCCAACCAGCCGCTACCAATCGAACCAGCCGCTTGAATTAATGCCGGCCCCCATACTTCTGCACCAAAAGTCATAAAAACCTCACGATAATTGTGTCCAAGTCACCGTCGTTTGCGTCGGATGATTGGTCAACATTTCTACTTTGTTTGTACTCAAATTAATATTGAATGTACCTTGAGCCAAGAATGTGTCATCTGTTTGACCATCAACTACTCTCTGAACTAAATCAGGCTTTGAATTAATAGCCTCAGCGAGATCGATATACATTCTTTCTAGCACAACTAAAAGATCTTCTACAGTCATTTTTTCGCGGTCGCCGAAGTTGAAACTCTCTGGTAATCTAGCCACTTGTCATGCCTCCCGGTTGGCAATGAATCCGCATTGAAGTTAACCGCATTTGTACGGCTGGACTCTGTTGTTTTAAAATGAAGGTTAGGAAGTTTGCCTCTTGATCAACCGTCATATCAATCCATTCACCGTCTTGATCGGAAGCAGTCGGCTTGACCAAAACATTTTGCTTAAAAGGAGCCTTTTGTTGATCAGCTAAAACGTCAACTTTTAAGCTTCCCCCATTGCACTCAATAAAAAACTCAACGTGTGAAACGTAACAACGCCTTCCTTGAGAACGGTAAGGATTGAAAGGAATCGTCTCAGCGGAAAAGCTAATGATTTTAGAAATTGTGCCGCCGGAGGTGTAGTTTGTAAGCAATGAAGAATCTAGGTTGATGGTAATGCTTGTTGGAGTAGCCGCCAACACAAGATAAGGCTCGAAGTTAGGGTCATCGACTTCCGGGTCATAGTTATTGATGCCAGAATTTCCGTCAGCATCCAATAAACCAACTACTCCTTGGATTGTAACCAAATCTCCAGCCAAAATACCCGTGGCGGCGACCGTAATCACGGTGGTCGCTCCCTTAGTCACTGCGCTGATAGTAGAGAAATAATCATCGAAATCCTGATTCAATTCATAGATAAAGCCAAGGTCATCACCGGCGAGAGTTTTTTGAACCGCTTGGCCTAAGCCTATTCGATCCCAAATTTCTTCCGTTGTATCCCATTGCGACCACGAAGGATTTCCGCTAGCGGCTTCAATCTGATCCCATGAAAGATTTAAACCCAAATCAGTTTGTCCGAAAACGCTGAATCTTTGATCGAAAGTTGACCAAGTATTTTCTTCATAGTTTCCTACTAAAACAGAGTTTTGAGTTTCTGAGCTAGTTTCAGATATTTTATATGACCATAAGAATTGATTATTAAGTCTATCGAAGCCGCCATATGTTAGATTAAATAATAGTTGATCTATGTTGTTTGCGGTAAAGTAAGGAATCTTATTATCAACCCGTAGGTTTTGACGTCCATCTTGTCCAAGAATTCCAGTGCGTCCAATCGATCTTACAGTTTCATTCCATGAAACCGCAGAAAATTTCGCATTAGTACCCAATGGGCCGGGAACACCTCGTCCAAAGTAAGGATTGAAAGCATCACGAGTCTTTTCAAGAGTGTATGCCATGCGATCGAAATTAAGAGCCAAAACCTGTCCTAGAATTGACGCGCCTGTGAGAGTTTGGTAGGTATCTGCCTGAAATAATCCTGAGCCAGCCACGTTGAAATTATCGCCATTGCCGTTCGCAGTTCTAATACCCGAAAATAATACGCCTTGGCTGTAGTCTATACCTGCAATGACAGGGAGGACAAAATTCAATCTTTCATTGAACCAAAGAACATAAGTAGCCGTAGTTAATTGCCCCTGTGGAGGAGCTACATAATTGGGATTGTCTAAAACGTTTGTAAAATCTCTAACGTCAGTACCGTTATAAAAGAAAATTGCTGAACCGGCTGCATTAGGGGTAATCCCCTCTCCGCAAAAAACAAATCTTGCTCCTTGATTACCGGCAGTAAAAGCAGGGTTTGCGCCGCCTCCAGTTAAAAATTGAGCGGCAGGATATGAGGTACCGGAAATATATAAATCTTTTGCAGCTATGTTAAATCCAGTATAAGCGGCCATGCTGCCGCCGAAAGCAACCTGATCAAAAACTCCCGTACCGGTGTTGTATTTATAAAGAAAGTTTTTGTCGAATGCCAATAGCTGTTTTGTTGAATCAGGTAAAGTGTGTTCAAATATTCCAAATACGCGAGTTGCGCCAGCTAGCCGAGGAGCAAAATAGCCAAATCCTTGACGAGATTGAAGCACCTGCCGGTATATGAATCCGTTGACAATATTCTGAAACGAATCAACAGGCGAAAGATAATTAACTCCGGAATCGTCGACACCTGTTTTATATCCGGTAATTTCATAGACATCCATTAGATTAATTTCCTGTATGTAACTATGTAATTCCAATTTGTAAAACTCGAACTAATATCCCCTCTTCTTACTGCAATATTAAGGCCCGAAACATCTGAACCGTTACCAAATTTCAGGGCATTACCTGAGCCTGAGCCTTCGGGAGCATAAATAATTGCATATGCTTGAACGACTCCTCCTCTAGCTTTATAAAACCCTGTCTGACCAGAAAATCTATTCGTATCGGTATCAGTATTGTACATGAATATTTCGCCATAGGAATTATCGGGAACAGCTACCATATCCACAAAAGTCGAAGAAGAAGAAATGACAACCGAACCTGTAAGAAGCACCGGAATATATTGAAAAATGTTTTGAGCATTCCTATAGAATCCAACCACTCTCGCCGGTGTCAATCCATCTGATTTAATATAGCGCACTCCATCCATTCCAGTGCCAAGCACAGGATCGGCAGGATTGCCCCCCACTGTGAATTTTGGCGATTGAATGAAACGATGGCGTCCGTCTTCATTTGTACCTACATTCCAAAAATGGTCACGCGTCGCTGTTGTATTGGTACCAACAATGCTATTGCCCATCGTAGTTTCAATGTAGGTTGTATTCTGTTGACCGACAACGCGGTTGGCTTTAACGGAAATACTTCCGACGGGCCAAGTTGAATTCCAAGGCATAAATCACCTACTTCATTTTTCTTAAAGTTTCAGCTAAAACAGCCCGTTTTCGGGTTTTTGGATTCTTCGACTTTTCGGCTTTTTTAAGAGCCTTTTCGGGAATCTTTTCCCCTTTTTTTACGCCGAGACTTTTGCGTAATGCGCCCGGCTTCTTGATTGCGCCTGCAATCCACATTTCTTTTGCCATCTTCTACCGCCTTAATTGCGTTTTTTACTGTTTCGCATAGCCATTTCCTTTCAAATTCATCCCAAGGAAATGCAGGAACAAACTCCTCACATGTCGCGAAGTCTGCCAGAGTAGTCATTAGTAAACCTTCTTCTGCCCTGTGACCGGTTTCATGTTTTTCTTTTGAGGCTTTACGCGAGGTTTTTTCGAGTAGCCCTGTTCTTTCTGAGAAATTTTTAACTCTTTGGCAACACCGGCAGTACGCATATTTTTGCCCTGCTTTTTAATCTGCTTCTTGTCGTATTCCTCATCATCGCCGGCATAATCACATCCTTTGACGGCTTTACCTTTTGGTGACATTTTTTTAGCCATTACTTCATTCCTTTTTTCTTAGCTTTTTTCTTTGGTTTGTATCCTGATTTTTTAGCCTCATTTAAAGCGATGGCGACGGCTTGTTTTTGTGGCCGGCCTCCAACTTTCATTTCGGTTTCTATGTTTTGGCGAATCGCCTTTTCACTTTTACCTTTTACTAGCGGCATTTTTCCCTCTCTTTTTAAAATCTTGGACAAGCACGCGCCATCTTGACTTGATTATGCGTGCGTGTCAGTTGTTGTTTTCTTTCACTTTTAAATGTCGCTTCAATTAAAGCTCTAGCACTGGCCTCATAGCGATAATCGCGAGCGTAGTTAACGGCTGCGCCATAGGCAATATAGCGAAGCCAATAGTCAAACTGTAATGGAGTATCAAAGCTTGGATAGTCTGCATTTTTCTTATAGCCATAAATCTTGACGAGGTAAGAGGTATTAGGAATTGTGCGGAATGTCATTTCGTTCCCATAATAGAGCATTCCTGTCGGATAGCCGGGGATCAAAATTTCATCGTTATTTATCCCCCAAATGGCAAAGAATTCGCCGGGGTCTTGGTAGATAGGTAGCCAATTCCATGAGACAGAATTATTAACGGGATCAAGTAGCGAGATGAATGCTTCTTGAGAAAGATTCATGAATTCAAAGTCGGCGCCTACATCATTGAATGTGTAAACGCCGCTTGTATTTGATTCGTCAATAGTAAAAGTTAATGTGCCAAAGCTCTCGAAAAGCTTGGTGTCATTTGGCATGATCAGACTAACGAAATCATTGAGATATCTGAAAAATAACTCATCGCTAGCATCTGGATCATTTTCATTTCTTCTACCTAGCGCCACTCGCATAATGTCGATGGCATCTTGAACGAATCGTGTTCCCATTAGTATGCTTCCTGATAAACAGTAGTTAAGGAGAATCTAGGTTGTTTTCCAACCATACGGGTTTCTTTTGAGCCATCGGGTAGATTTACCCAATCCCAAACGGGATATCCTTTCTCACTGAGATAATGCACGATGCACTCAGGAAGGTCATAAACCTTTCCGGGAATCAATTTCTCATCAAAATGAATGAGGTGATTGCTTAAGAAAACAGGCACGGGATTCAAAGATTTATCATTGTTGCCGAACTTGATCCTTTGCTTAGGATGCAATTCAACAGGGCATTGTTTAATTGGATAGCGGCACATTCTTAATTTCTTATTAAGTTTGCGAGCTTCCTCGTTGTACAAACGATAGTCTCTGATAGTCTCAAGAGGCATTTCTTCTATAGGTAATTTCTCTGCCTCAGCAGTCTTTAGAGAACTCTCTAAAACATCTTCTTCTACTTTCTGTGCAACATGTTGGTGTTTTGCCATTATTTTAACTCCTAGTTTGGAAACACTTGATCTGGGCTTGGATAAAAAACAAAATTCGGTTGTACCAAGTTACAACTTCCCCCAAGTACATAAGGGGGAAAGGTGGTTGAATCTATCGGCAAGAAAGTGATGGGGTCTTGAAGGTAAAACGAATCTTCCCCGGTCACTATGATTCTAAATTTGCCGTTATTCAGCTCATCTTCGCCTCGCGGTATTGGCATCGCTCCGTTTAAATCAGTGATGCGGACGAAAGCTTTGTTTGGGAAAAAATGAGGCCCATCGGTAAAAACCTCGCAAGGCAAAGCATTCGTGATATTCACGATTCTTGCTCTATCGGGTAACTGTCCTATTGGGGGCGCTGTCATCTTTTTTCCTAAAAACTATTTCCTACCAATATCTACCAAATTAGTAGATGGGAGGGGACAAAATGCCCCCTCCCTATTATCTAGGTGAGTAAGTCACCTAAATCAGTCACTTGACCGTACTTAATAACTTCGATCAAGAAATTGTCTCCGTCTGAACCCATAACGGCCGTTCCTGCGGTCAATTGATACGTCACCGGATCATATTGATAAGGATTTGGGTCGTAAGGATTGAGATTTGAGTAAGGCAATACTTGAGGGTTATTTAAGCTAATCACATGTGTTTCAAGAGTGATAATACCGCCTGAAACATAAGCTACGAACGCAGTTGTATCAACTGGCTCGCCTGTGATTACATCTTTCAAAGAGAATGTGGTTGAGCTGAGGACAGTAATCTTATAGCGATTATTGTTAAGCTCATCCATGCCGTGTTGTACAGCCCCACAATCGCCAAGGTTTGTAAGCCTTACGATCTGGTTATTTTGGAAAGTGTAAGCACTGTGTGTGACTACGCCGGGATCAGCTTGTGTGATTCCGGAGATAGTCGCATGTGATGTCGCTTGTCCACCGGGCAAATTAGCAACGGTGAAACCGTTGGTAGTTGTGTCCAGAAAGTTGAAAGACGCGCCAGCAGACGAATCAATAACTTGTTCTTGGAAAGCATGGGCAGCCGTAGTTTGATCGCGAAACCAAACAGATATAGGCTTGCCGCCGGCAGTAGCAGTCCAATCGGAAAGGTTATAAAAAGTAACCTTGTCCGGTTGAAAATTGAATCTGAAAGTGTGAGCTGTACCAGCCGAAATGAATTTATACGCTTCGGTGCAAGTTTGCCCTAAAAATAGGTCTGACATAATGATCCTCCTTATCCTTTAGTTGAAAGTAAAGTTACGATATGGGAATCATCGAGGATTGCAGCGTTAAACCATGCGGTAAAGCCCATCGATTGGAATCTATTCAAATAGTCATTGAAACCAAGCGGTTTCAAGATCATTTCAGTAGAAACCTCATCCAAGCCAACATAACCGTAAGCATTTGCGCCGACGAATGTGTTGTTGTACACAGGGGGATTTGTTGCCGATACTTTAACTAATGTCGATGTTACCCATCTTGCTTCATCGGTAGCTCCGAATTCAGCTTGCAACACTGGCTCTTGTGAACCGTATTGAGAAGTCGGGACGAATGAATCAAGATTTCTGATATCTGGTTTCAAATTAACGTGTGAAGTAACCCAAAAACCGGCTTCGACAGGCCCTGTACCAAATCGTGAGGTGCCTTCGATGGTTGGAGTCATCTTCTCAGTGTCATTGTCATCAAGATATTGGATTGCTCTGTTAACGTCTGTTTGAGTCAATTCCGTAATCGCATTTCCATTTGACCCGTTAAGGCATGTGATTTGCGGTACAGATGCGTCCCAAACATCGCGTGTAACCTTGTCAAGCATAGTGTGCATGCACTGTGAAAGGTTATCAGCGGTTTCAGAGGCTGTATCATCTTCAACGACTAATAGAACTTTTCGACCTAGCAACACGACTTTTCCAAATTCTTGGATGGTCACGTTGATGTCGAATTTTTGTACTTGCTCTGGTGCTGGATCAGCATCTTGAGAAAGCACAACTGGGTCAGAATTCAAGTTCTCTTGACGTCTGAACGCCATTGTATCGGTGTTCTTTTGAGGGAGGGTAAATGCTCGCCCAAAAAGATTGTGTACACAGCGCGGCTTCGATCTCTGTAGAAGCGCACGGTGTGCCCATCTATCAGCCATCGAGCCGTAGCCGGATGTGGTTGTTACTGACATAATTTTTCCTTATGCCTATCTGCGCTTTCGCTTATTTGCCCTCCACTCAGCAAATTCCTTGTCGGACATACTCATAACGTCAACCGCCTCATTCAACGCGGCAGCTTTGGGAACGCCTCCCGGTGCATTTGGTGCTTCCTTTTTAGGGGCCGGGGCCGCTTCTTTCCTTAGCTGTTGTTGTTGCTTCGGTGATAATGCTGTCATAAGTGTATATGCCTCTTCATACCGGTTTGCTGATTGGTTTATTGCTAAAGCAAGATTAGGTCTTTGTTTCAAAAATGTTGGTAATTGCTCATTTATCAATTCGTACTTATCAGGGTTTTGGCGCACCCAAAGACGTTCTTCAACATCTCTTAGCGTTTCTTCCCTAGAACGACTTAAATCTTCTCTAGTTGCAGATTCGTAACGGGAGTTGTCTTCTTCGGGAGCTTTTTGAGGCTGCGCTTGTTGCGCGTTCCTCTGTCTTTCCCATTGAAGTTCAAGCTCTAATTCCTTCTTCTTTTCGCGAAGCTTTTGCAGCGCGGAAAGGGGAACCATTGATTTTTCAGGTCTTTCGGCCTGATCGTTACCCTCTTGAGCATTGGTATCGGCTTCATGCTGATCCATAATTTGCTCAATCGGCTCTGCGTGAGGCTCTACGGCTTCCTCATCCATTTTTTTCTCCGTCATTTATAGCGTAAGATAGCCTCTTACGATGGCATGGCACCCTTTGCTTGCAGGTAGGCGACACCTGTTTTATTAAATTCAACTTTTAACTTTTTGTTACTCCCACGGCTAACCATCCAAAGCAATTCACATATCCCTTTCTTGTTACTTACCCAAAAAACCATCTGATTAGATGTGAAAGGGGGCAAGCGATACGAAATTACCGGGCGGCTAATCACAAACTTAGAGGGGTCGAATCTGTCAAATTTGGCATGCAATGTTAGATAATAATTTTCTCGAATGTGTTGGTTATCCAACACAGAGCGATCAATCACATCATCTATGACCTTTTTCAAGGCTTGCTTCTCATCAACATGTTGACGAGGAAGTAAAAGCCCGGAAGATGGGTCTTGCAGCAAATTTGCCGTCATTCCTACATCCCACTCATTCCGCGAAGGGAATCTTTTTGTTTGTGAGCTTTCTGTAAGAGTCCATTAGCCTTGCGCTGGTCGGCATTCATGCCGGGGCCACACTCAGGCTTAACTTCTCTAGCTTTTGGCATTGGGTTGTCTTTATAAGAACACATCCCTTTACCGTTGTTCATGAAGGGTGTTCCCCCCATGCCTTTGCCGTTACTTTTGGCCATTTCAACCTCCTTGGCTGACATCATTCATTATGGTTTGTTCCGATTGTTGCTGTTGCAACATCGATTGTTGCTGTTGCGCCTGATCAGAATTTTCTACACCGTCATTAATCTGATTTGCTTGAGCGCTAACCTGTACTTTTTGGGCTTCACGGCCGCCGGCTTCTTGCTGTTCAAGACGATTTACGAAATCGAGAACTTTCAAGATTCGGCTTTCGTGCATTGATGCAATTTCGGTGATAGCGCGTGCCCTATCAAGTGCAGCTTGAGCAATATTTTGTTGAGCTTCGGATTCTCTTTCGTCTTTGAGAGATAGATTGCTTACGACCCTCGATTTACGTTCGGCAGCTAGCCCAAGTTTTTCTTCCTTGGTCGCTTCAAGAACTTCCATCTTCACACGATCGATTTCGCTGGCTTGAGCGGCTTTCTTCGCGAGCATTTCATCTTGCTTGCTGATTGCATCTTCAAGGTCGCTTAATCCTGCCATTGAAAGAGACTTAACAATCTCTGCTTGAGGTACATCAACGATACCATCACGTTTAAGATTAACGAGTTCATAGTAATAAGCATCTTTTTGAGATTTAGAGCGGACGCCTTCTTTGATTACAGCGTCATATTGCTCGAATTCTTGCTCGTAGAATTGATCGGTCGGCTTCTCTGCAAGAATCCTTTCAACTTTGCCCGGAGGGTAATGATTTTGAATTGCTTTAAGGACTAAACCGCCAAGTAATTCTTGAGACGTTTCAACGTTGTCAAAAATCTTGCGATTTCCTCTTAATCCTTGAGCGATTCTGACCTGAGCCAAGCGCCCGGAAACTTGAGTGTTTCCTTTCTCATCAATGCCCAATGCACTTTCATTGACGTTTGAAAGTGTGAGGGTTAATTGATCAAGCACTTGTTGGTATTGAATAAGGGCCGGATTAGCGCCGCCCCCACTCAATTGCTGCACAGAATCCATACCGGCCGGAGCGTTTTCCGGGTCGATACCGATGATTTTATTTTGACCTGATTGCTGTAAATCTTGAGGATCAGGAACAGAGCCGATCAGATACTTGAATCCTGTCGAGATGTCTGAATCCATCATATCGACAATTTTCATATGGCGTTTATTGAATTGGCGTTGGGCTGACCAGTTGCATGAGGCTATTCCTTGGATACGCTGCGAGGGCATCCAGATTGAAGGCTCCATGTAACAAATAACAGGGACAAAAGGATAAGTGTGATTGATTCCTGTCTTGTCATCGCCACAATACATTCGCTGCCCGTTGAGCATGATGTTAAGCTCAATGAAACTGCGATCAACATCCCGAATTTCAATCTCCGGAATTTCGTTCGGATCGATACCCAATTCATCGGCGTTCTCCCTCATTTCCTTGAATCGACGCATGCCTAGCTTGAGTTTATTAATCTCTTGGCTAGATAAATCCGTGATATCTCGGTAATAAGCCGATTTCATATCAACGAGAAATTTTCTCTTTCGCGTCACTCTTTTGTAATATTGGTCGTAGGCGATTAGGTTACGATTTCTTGAAAAGGTTGTGAATTCCGGATGGTATTGTAGAAATTTATCATCTCGATAGCCCATCGAAAGATTATCTATTTCTTTCGGGTCAATGAAAGGCATTAACTGCTTGGCATATTGCTTATCGATAAGGTCGCGAGTAATAGCAAATGAAGCGTCGGTCAGATCGATCGACTCAAACGTTGGATCAAGGTAAAATGAATTGTATGTTCGTTTGAAGAATTTTATATCGCCATTAACGAAATCTCGTGAGTAATCCATTTGGATGCCACACAATGAAATTCCTGACTTGAACGCCTCATCGCACGCATCGAGAAACGTTGGAAATCCAAGCCCTTTATCCCATATGTAATATCCGAGTTTCGTGAACTGATCGGCTGTTTTTTGATCTGATCCTTCGACCGGTGAATACACGATTTCGTTGATGTTATCGCGCAAATATCCTGAGAAAAACTGTAGGGGACGACGAATTATGTTTAATTCCAGAGGCTCACGCCCCTCTTTTATGAGCGCTTTTCGCTCGTCATCCGACCAAGTATAACCCGACGCAGCCAGCGTATATACCTGAGCATCCTTGATGAACGGCGCCCAATAATCATGTGCATAGCGGTAATTTTCTTGAAATTCACCGCGAATTTCGTTGTCTGTTAGCATGTAATCACACTAAAATATTAAATTTTAAAAATACAGAGAAATCATAAAATCATGATTTTACAGCACGCGTCTATATCTGTTTTCTACGACTTTCTTATGTTTGTCAAGTGCGCCTTTCATCGAAGAAACAGTCTCTAAATGCCCTACTGCTTGTGCCATGTATTGGAAGGAATCAGCGTAGTTTGATGCGTCGTTATGGAATGGCTCTTCAAGATAACGGCCTAAAGATTCATTCCATTTCTTTCGATATTTCGCTAATTTATCAAGGAATGGTTTCACGCGATTCACGTTGAAAACACATCTATCCATCATCACTTTCGCATGAGATATAGATAGTTGCTTATCCATGCGTTTAAGCACATGAAAACGCGTGTTGGTACCAGAAAAAAGACGTTGAAAATCACGCTCATAACTATTAGATATGTCCAAAGGATCGCGCTTAACGCTATCGTGAGGAAGAAAAATAGTGTGATAGAGAAAGCGTTTATCTTGGAGGAGAAATTTTGCATAAAAAGGGACATCCTTATTTTTATCTTCATAGTAGTCGATGACTCTGACTTCTCCATGAGCTACTTGGAAGAAAACCATCACAGTTAAATCATTAAGCCCGATATCCATCGCCACATAAACGGGTAATAATGCGTCGTACAGGGAAGAAAATAGACAACGATTCGACTGGTAGGCTCGATTAATTGCTTCGGCAAAATAAAAAGCATCGCTGGAAGTGAGGAATGATTCGGAAACTGTTGAAGGGAATTCTTGCTTAATTTTATCCCCTAATAAGCGTGTCTGAACTGCGTACCAGTTTCTTTGAGGCTGAGTAATTTTACAGTTGGATTCTAATTCGACTTTGTTGAAGTAGTCAGTTAGCGAAACATCGTAGTCAACTTTTTCCTCAATCTGATAAGAAGGCTCTTGTAGCCAATTGTAGAAGAATAATTTATAATCTAAGCTGGTAAGGTCATCATTGCCGCGTCGAGATGCTTCCATGACCATTTCGGCAAAGAATCCTTCATTGCCTTCACCTGTGCTTTCGATAATGACTTTCCCATCCTTGGGGACGGCTTGCAAGGTACCTGTGATAACTTCTTCTGCTTTCTGTGGGTTTCTTGCACAAGTTTTTCCAAACTCCGAGACAAGTACGAGAGGGTATGATCCTCCTCGCAATGTTGTATCAACACGGAGAGAGCTGCCGTTATTGAAAGTAATTTCACGAGCTGATCGCTGTACGATTCCTGTGAGAGCTTTGAATTCCGGAGGTAAGGTGTCAAGGGCATGTCCGATTATCCTTTTGAAGATATGCTGAGCGTGTTCTAGGGAGTATGAAACGATCCCGGCTTGGAGGTTTTCTGAGAAAAGCACCTGATCGAGTAGATAAAGCACAGCAAACGTTGACATTCCAAGTTGCCGAGCCTTCAAAATTAGGTTGCGATAATGAAGATTTTCAAGGACGTTTTTTTGAACTGGATTGAGTTGAAATTTTATCGAATTCGCATCCCGATTTATGATGCGATAGAGATTGTTTAAGCGCCATTCATTGTTGATAATCGACATCTAATCTTTCTGTGAAATCTTACCGTCAGCGGCGAGTTTCGCTAACAAAAAGAGATTGGTTTGCTCAGTTTCGACAATTCCTTTTTTCCTTGCCGCGTCTTTATCGTCCTTATCTTCCTCATCTTTAGCCAAGAAAGGATCGTAACCGCGTTGGTATCTCTGCCATGCGCCATAATTTAAGAGATTATTATTCATCAATCTCTCGCGACGTTCGGCAAGTTTCAGGCGAGCAATCGTATAAGCGTAAGAAAATTCCTCGCTTTCTTTTTCAAGGCGCCAAATTAGTGTGGGTAGATATCCGCGATCAGCGCAGAATTGCGCTATATTGATTGACTCTTCGTCTTTTGACCATTCCAGTAGCTCATCGGCAATTTTTTGAGCGTCATATTCCCGTGGGCGACCAGCTTTTCGTTTTTCAAGCAATTGCGCTTTTGTTGAAGCCATGCGTTTCCTAGATAAAATTTGTATTTACTCAAGGTATAGTAAATCAAATTTTATACGTCAACGCAAAGCGTTACACAAGCTGTTTTATTCGCGATCTAGCATCGTAACGACCGGTGTTTTCGTTGAAATCACCATCTTGTGCATAAGGAAAGAATTTACCGTTTTCATACAACGTTTCATCGATGAATTCATGTTCTTTCAAGAATGGGTATTGTGTCATTATCTCTGTGTAAATCTTATTAAACTCACTAGGAACGAATGTACAACGTCTATCTGCATATCTACGCGCCCAATGAATTAATTCGAGTAAGTATTCCCCTCTTACGGAAACTTTTTTTAATTTCTTAGGTTTACTTGTCATTGGTTTCTTTATAAAGAAAGGTTTCAAATGTTTTTCCATATTCGGCCGTTAAAAAATTTAGCTCTAAAGATTTCTCCCTGTACGCTAGGGTTTCCATATTGTTAACAGACGTGAGACTTCCGTCCTCCATCTCTTGTAAACGCCTGATCATTACATCATAGAAATGCTGTATTTTTGCTACGAGTTTTACATGTTCATCGCTCATTTCTTTCGTCCCTTTACTTTAGGTGTATTGTCTTTCAAATACTCCTCTAAATTAAATTGTTTTGTGACTACTTTTACATCCCAACCTCTTTCGATCGCTACTTTCAATTGGTTTTTGGTTAGTGTCGGACGTCCGGTGAATTTTGTTAAAAACAAAGCATCTTCGCTTTCCGGATAAAACAAATCTTTACCCCATTTCGCCATAAAAGACACAACTATATTCATGTGTGTTGCCTCCTAAAATTATGTATGGTATTATATGCGGCGTTTCATGTAAAGTCATAAACAAGGCGATGAAATGTTGCAATGAGATTCTTGTGAACATGGTGTGAATCACCGTGAAATCATTCTCAAATGCTTCATTTAGAAGCCTTATTTGTCGTAGTTCTTATGCAGGCTACTTGACAGATTGATGATGAATGTCATTTAACATAGCTCAAAATAGCATGTGAATGTATTCGTTTCCACACACCACCATAACCAAAACTAGGAGGAGAAATGTTACTAAGTAAAACGGTCGAGCTAAAGCGGGTAATCGCCCAAATCATCAATGACGATAAGTCAGGGAAATTCCCTCAAGTTATCACTTTTAGTCGGGGTATAGAATTCCCGAAATTCAAGATAACAATCGAGGAAATCGATGAAGATTTCTTTGTTGATTCAAAAGGGGTGAAATGGGTGAAAGCTAAAGATGATGACGAAGAAGTTGAACATGACATGAAGTCCCACACGTTTAAAAAATGAGGAAAAACATGAGACAATGTGAACTAGAAAGGGTTATTCGAGAAAAGGGAAATCCTAAACTCAAAAGAACCGGTGAAAAGCTCATATCTTTCGTTGAAGGAGTCGACGAGGAAATGCAAGGCAATATCATCGAACTTAAAAAGAATCGTAGTCTATGGGTTGTAGATCGCGTCCATGATCAAGATGTAGAACTCAACCAATTGAAACGTAACTGGTCGGCCGGCGGTCTTTAATATGATTGTGGTTATGGTTTTTTCCATCCTTTCCGTGTGAGAGAGGATGGAAAAAATCTCTCCCCTTGTCAACAATATACGTTAAATGTATATTGAATATACAGGAAATATATGTTAAGTATATACACAATGTACAAACAACATACAGGGGGAATACATGATCATCGTAATCGGTGGAATTAAGGGCGGCACAGGCAAAACCACCATTGCCACGAATCTTGCCGTACTTAGATCGGCAAGCGGTAAGAAAGTCTTACTAGTTGATGCAGACGAACAAAAATCAACCTCCGTATGGGCGAATCAAAGAGATGGACTAAACATCTTGACGAAATGGTCAACCATTCAATTAGGCGGAAAAGCCCTGAGATCACAGCTAGAGAGGATGAAAGTCGATTACGATGACGTCATTATTGATGTTGGTGGTCGGGAAACAACCTCTCTAAGAGCTGCGATTTCAATTGCGGATATCTGCATCATTCCTTTTAAACCTCGCTCCTTAGATATTTGGACTCTCAGCGATGTTAAGGCATTGATTGCAGAAATGAAACCGGCAAACCCAAAATTACAAGCGTTTGCCGTAATCAATCAAGCAGATTCTAAAGGCACCGATAACGAGGATACAATTAGCATCCTCCAAGAGTGCGAAGAAATCAAGTGCATTGAATCCACAATAGGCTCGCGAAAATCCTTTGCGAATGCGGCCAGTGATGGACTTGGCGTTTCAGAAATGAAGTTAGCCGATAAGAAAGCCATTCAAGAGATGAGCGATCTTTATGATTTTATATACAATAAATGTACACTATCGGTATAGGTAACATACATTGAAAATACATTTAATATATAGGGGTTGTATATGTCGGTAAGGAAAAAATTGGAAAAGCCGAAGATTGAAGAAGTCGATGTCGATGCTTTAATTGAAAAAGGCGCCAAGGTCAAGGAGGATCAAGTCGCGGAAAGCAAGAAATGGACTTATATGAATTTACGCATCACCGTTGAAATGATGGGCGATGTAGATGAAGCAGTTGAGGAAAGAGTCGGAATAACTCGCACGGGATGGATACTCGAAGCCATTCATGAAAAGCTAAAGAGAGAACAAAAAGATGAGTGATTATATAAGGAATGTCTTTTCAAATATTTTAGTTGAAGATGAGCATAAAATAATACCGCTTAATTGGATGCCAACTAATTTTTATAAAATCACTTTTGAAGGCTGGAATTGTTTTACGTTTGATGTTGATGATGAAACATTAAGTATTATTGTCGAAATGGCGTCAAAAACATTTCATTCTTTCGTTAACATTTATAAAAAGACTCATGCTTTTACAGAGCCTGAATTCTGCATTAAACAGGATGGCACATTCTACATTGATGTAGGTACAATGGAAATAGAAGAATATAACCAAAGAATTAATCGAGAAGAAAATGAGCGGTGAATGTGACAAATGCGGCGAGCATTGCTTGGATTGTATTTGTGATAATTACAAGTGCCCTCCGGCAATTTGCAGTTATGGTGCAACCGTTACAATCACCGGACCAGTTGTTTGCAATGACGGCACAAAATTTGAAGACTACACGTGGAAACAGCATTTGCAATATTTAGGATTTAGAGTGCCGCAAGATGAATGAGACAACGAAAACCTTTGAGCAACTTGTTGCTGAGAAAGCCGGGTGTTTTGAATTTGCTTGGTATGGGTTTATCAGAATGTACGAAGAAGGTGAAAAGCATTGCGAGTGCGAAGATTGCAGAGCCGTTGAAAAACTCAAAGATGACTTTGACAAAATCTATACCAAGCATCCAATTGATAGGAGTTTTTTTAATGAGTAATTGGATTCATTTTGAAAAGGACTGGTTTAATCTAAACGATTTCATACACATTTGGATTGAAGAACATAAAGCGGAATTTGGTGATGACACTATTGGTTATTATTTAGTTGGTGAATGGCGGCACAACGGAGAAGAAGTAATCATAAGCCAAGATTGGGAATCTATCGACGATCTCAAAAGATTTCTTCATGATAAACTTGGCGTTTTTAAGGGATGGACTCGTGAATAATGTTACGCTACCGCCCGGTACCGTAACAACTTTAAAGGAATAATTAATGAGAAGACATCTTTATTTTCACTCAAGCAATCTTGAGCAGATCAAACATCTGCGTGATGACCTATCATTTGAGAGTGTAATTGAATATCCGCCTATGCCTGATAAAATCAACCAATATCAATATGAATATGGTCGCATTAAAACCGCAAATAATTATTACCATTTAATCTTTGGTAATGCTCCACAAGAAGGTTGTCCTTGGTGTGGTGGACCTGGAGAGATTATTGAAGGAATAAGCACCAACCTTTCACCAAAAAAGTTTGTCATTCAATGTATGCAGTGTGGTGCTCGTGGGCCAATTATGAATGTAGCTCATACGTCCGTTGAAAACAGAGAAATATATCACGAAATTGTAGCTTTGATGTGGCAAAGATTCAAAACGAGAAGGCCGTGGGATGATGGATTTATCAACCGATATGAATCATAATTCATGTCAAGCAGGTTAGAAAAAAAATTCGGAGATTTGATGAAAGATGACGTTTTACACGCAATCGAATGCGATTGCCAAGAATGCTTGGACAAATGGGTAAAGGTTGAAGCTATTCCACAAGCCATAAAAGCAAAACCAATCCGACTTTGTGTTGAATGTGGAAAGCAACACGACACAGGCGTTGAAAACAAGCTCACAGGTGAGTTTAATCGAATTGAGAAGTGCATAGACTGTCTCATGAGCAAATGTTCTTTCAACATCGATCTTCGACAGATCATTTTAGATGATCAACCGATGACTTACGATGAAATGCAAACAAAGCTTGGAGAAACCGTTCTCAATGTACTTCAAACAGAATATGGCACAACTGGCAACATTGGATTTTCTCAAGGAAAAATGTGTGATTCTGAAGGCAAAGAAATGGATATCAAGTGCAAGTGTGGCAATGACGCAACATCGGTGATGATGGGTCGTGAATCTTACATGGGGTTATGTAATAAGTGCCAGTTCGGTGAGTAATGAAATACATAATCTATCTTAGGGTAAGTACAGATCAACAAGTTAGCTCAGGATTAGGCTTAGAAGCACAAAGACAGATTTGCTTAAAGCTGGTGCCTAACAATTCCCATGTTTTAGAATTCTGCGATGAGGGTTATAGCGGCGCTCTTGAAATGGAGAAGCGCCCGGCCCTACTTTCGGCTCTTAATATCCTTTCAAAAGATGATGTGTTGCTTATTGCAAAGCGCGATCGAATCGGCCGTGACCCAATTGTAAACGCAATGATCGAAAGAGCTGTTGAACGAAAGAAAGCGCGTCTTGTTAGCGCAAGCGGTGATGTCAACGATGGTAAAGACCCTTCGGCAATATTGATGCGTCGCATGGTTGATGCGTTCGCAGAGTATGAACGGCTTATTATTGGCGAACGCACAAAATACGCATTATCTGTACTAAAAAAGGATGGTAAACGTACAGGGCATATACCTTACGGGTACAGGCTATGTACAGATAATGTACATATTGAGCTTGATACAGATGAGCAATATACATTAAAGTTAATGCAACAAATGAAGTCGGAAGGTAACTCTCTTCGTGAGATAGCCAATCAACTGAATTTCTACAAACGAATGAACAGAAATGGCCCTTGGAATCACGTTTCAGTAAAGAGAGTAATGAAATGAGTAAACTCAAAGTTAATAGCCAATATGCCATGCTTTTGAATGACATATTCTTAAAGCTGAATTTGCCCGGTGATAGTGATTTAGATATCATTGCTACATATTTGGCGCTTCAACTTCACTTTGGACACACTACCAAAGAGAAAATTAATCATCTCATTAAGCTCACCTATCAGGTTGCAGAAATGATTAAAGAATTCGATGCTAAAGACAAATTCCAACAGATTTAAGGTGTTACCATGATTAACAAAGAAGAATTTGAATTTCATCGATCAATAATTGATTGGATGAGAGATGCCGGCACACCATTTTTAGAGGCAATGGCTGTTGTTTCATATGCCCATCAAGCCGATAAATCTATTCCAGAATCCTATTTGGACTTTGTATCCCCTTACACGGTTAGAAATGAAGAAAAAGAAAACAATAGAGCAGGAAATCAATGAATTTCTTGAATCATGGGATTGCAAACAACAGATTGCTTTCCTGCGTGATATAATCCCTCTCTTTGAGCTTTATGATGTTGAGGACGAAAATGATTGGGTTAAAGAGGCTGTCGGTGAGTCGAACGAAAGAAACGTACGACTGATTCGTACGGTTTATCTCGTCTCCAAGATAGCCGAATTCCATGCCGGCAAGCTTTGCAGCATCAAAATGAATTTCAAGGATTTGTTTAAACGATTGGAAAAACAAACGTTAGATCAAGGAGCTGCATGATGTTCAATTCTATCACACCAATGGCAAAGAAAATGGAGCAAGATTTATGGGAACGCTCCATTAAGAAAATGATGTCTGACGGCGGTTGGACTATGGACATCGACAATGATGACAAGATTGGCTTTGTCTTCATGGATGAGAAGGGTGATAAATGGATTCGAGACTATGACAAGAAAACAAGAACATTCGTTCACTTCAATGGCGACCATAAGATTAATTTAAAGCAGAGTTTTGATGCCTAAATACATCGATTATACGGGAAGAAAAATAGGGCGCGTAAAAGTTTTAGAATCAGTTCAACGAGGCACACAATCACGATGGAAATGCCTTTGTGATTGCGGTAAAGAATTTATTTGCCTTGCACAGTCATTCAAGCGAGGTGACACTTTTGAATGTCATCCTTGCAGATATGAAAGACGCCGGGGAATTGATTTAACAGGGCGCCAATTTGGTCGCTGGACAGTCATTGAAAGACAGCTCGACAAGAATAATAAAACCACATGGTTTGTCAAATGCGATTGCGGAAATACTGGCTACGTCTCTACATACGCATTGGGCAGACGTGGCAAGTCAATGAGCTGCGGATGCCTTGGCCGGAAAGAGAAATCCAAGCGCGCCAATGCTACGCTTTATCCTCCTCAGCATTTAACGTCTGTCACCCGTGTTTATGCGATCAGAGCGCGCATACTTCAAGCCTGCTATAACGAGAAAAATGTTGCCTACAAAAACTATGGGGAGAAGGGGATAACAGTATGCGAGCTATGGAGAAATGGAGCTAAGGACTTTTATGAATGGTGCATGGCTAACGGATGGGAACAAGATTACATTGTGCATTTGCAGCATGGCACAACAGAGTTTTCGCCGGAGAATTGCATCATCCTTACGCCGGAAGAAAGCACGCGATTGCAGCTTGCAAAGAAGATTACAATTCAAGGCAAAGAGCTGACAGTTTTTGAATGGAGCGAGCTTTCCGGAATAGCTCATCATACGATCTTGGATAGACTGACAAAGGGTTACTCCCCGGAAGAAGCAGTCTTTTGCAAGCGGCATAAATACTCAGGATGCAAAAAAAACTGGCCCGATGAAAAGATTAAAGCTCTCTACGAGTCAGGATTATCCTTAGCCGACGTAGGAAGGCAATTAGGTTACACTTACAACTCTATTTCAAAGCGTTTGCGTTTGATGGGCGTAGAGATCGAAAGCTCATGTGCAAGAAGAAAGTTTCCAAATAGAAATTGCACAGTTTGTAATAAAGAATTTGAATCAAAGGCATCTAAGCAAAAATACTGCAAAGAATGTAAGAAACTGATACGGACAAAAGAATATAAAAACAGAATTTAACAACCAAGAAAACCAATGAAAGAAGAAGAAATATTTGAACATGGATGGATTGACCCAAAGATACAACTTCCCGAAGATGACATTGTTGATTGGTATGGCAAGCCTTGTGACTCCCCGAAGCGAATTCTTTTGCTTAGAAAGTTAGAGTTCAGAGACGGCGTTCTTTACGTTGTTTCTGTTGGTGAATATGATAGAGGTAGCATTCCTTTTGATTGGAGAACATGGGACGAGCATAAAGAAAAAGATGGAAGTCATGAGCCTAACGGCACGGTTGTTTACGATGTGATTGCATGGCGCCCTCACCCTCCAATACCCGACGATATTAATTACAAAACTGAATACGAAAAGAATCTGAAAGTGAACTCAGGTGGTGGCCTGAATTCTAACCTTAACGCCATAGGCGTTTGAGACTTCTTGACCGTATGTTACATCAAGAATACCCTCATGTGCGTCGGCTCTACCCGGCCTATAGTCTCCGGTGATGATTTCGCACACTGCATCCAAAATCCATTTCATGGACATCGGAAGATTATCAAAGCGATCAAGCTTATCAGGCGCATATCGCGTCAGCTTAATCGTGCATGGCATCGAGATGTTATTGCGATGAGGTCGAAGCGATAAAGCTACGGTGCCTTTTTGCAATTTATGCCTTCGATGTTGATCCGACCAATGTTCGGATTTGTAACAAGTTTTGCCGTTGCGTGTGTAAGAAGTTTTAACACCGCCATTTGCTTCGCTGACCGTCACAATTGGCATCGTAATTTCCAGCCATCCATCGCCCTTTTCCATAAACAGCTTTAATTTCGATTCTACGCGAGTTTTTACTCTCTTGGCTACCTTGCCATTAGTAGCCTTACGTTTTGCCTGCCTTGGAGCCTTAGAGCTTGAAATTAAGGCATCCTCAAAACGGGAGCTGTTCATTTTGTGCTACCTCATCCATTGAACGGGGTTGGGCATAACTTGCCGAATCCGTGGCATGGGATTGATGCACTGAACGCCCAGCGCTTTCCCATTTGCGTTTGTCAAGAAAATCCTTGATGTCTTTCTCAAGGAAATTTGAATCTTGCAAGAACGCTGGAAAGAACTCTTTTTGCCCGTTACGGGTAGCACCAACGCTTGCAACACTCCAAAACAAGCCGCCATTCTTCGCAGCTTTACGCACATAAGCGATGCGATATTTCCCCTCAAGGCATAAGTAAACAAGCTCTTTTGTGTACTCATCCTCTGGAAAGGAATCGTGGCTTATAAATTCAATCTTATTCATATCAATTCTCCTTTTGCAAATTTGTTTTAACACCATTCTAGCATAATTTCAAGGCGATTAATCTCTCCTATTTTTTTAGGAATTCGATATTCTCCCCTTTTGCATCCTTTTCTCTCTTATCACTTTAGAGGCTTTTTCTTTAAATTCAGGATCGATAAACGAAATAAATATCGGCTCTGAATTACCTGTTGAGGCTGTATTGTAAAACAAAACACCTTTTTGATCTTTCTTGCGATCAATGTGAAACTCACAGCGCCAGCCAACAGAGTTGGAATATTCCGCATCAAGCCTTTTGCCCATTTCTTCATTTTCTTTGAGTCGTGGTTTGATGTCGTCTTTGATTTCCCATTTCGTGAGTGTGTTGGGCCAATTGTATATTTTGCGCTTGCGGCTTGGAGAGCGCATAATGTATTCGATAGCGTGCTTTACGGCATCCAGAGAGCCTTTGATGCTAATACAAGCGTTTAAGTCTTCCTTGCTCAAGAGTATGCCGGGAATGACTTCGATCATTTCCTCATCTTTTTTAAGATTTAAAGAAAAGTCATCAGTCATTCCTTTCCCATCATCAACCCCATTAGGCGAATCGTTTGAAGAAGGGTAGGGTTGATGATCTTCTTTATCTCTTTCCTTCTTCTTTCTAGATTGTGGGCGTTGAGTTGGCGTTGAGTTGGCGTTCAGTTGGGTGTTCAGTTGGGTGTTACCTTTTGAAAAAGCCTCTGTCACCCATATGTAGCAGGTATATCGGTTGGGTACTGAGTTGGCGCTTTTTTTCAAAAAACCAGCTTTTAGTAGGGTGTTCAGTTGGTGCTTGAATGCGTCCTCTGTCAAAAGACAATCGGCAGAACTTTTGCCGCGACCGGTAATAAATTCGAATGGTTGAAGCTTAATTATTTTTGCGTCATGAACGACCGTTCTTGCATCTAGTGAACACTTAGAAAATGCCCAAGTCAAAAAAAGTATGGTATTTGGGTTGCTATACCAGCCGTTTTCGCGGAAGTATTTAGGTACGGGTGTCTCGAAGTAATACGGAATTTCAGACATAGCATCTCGCAAAAATGTTGATTAAATTTGCGTAGCATGCTAATATTGGGATTACCAAGGCCCAATGTCGGTTGCATGCCGCACAATTTAAAACACTCGGACAGCGAATCCGGGTGTTTTTTTTTGTCACGATATCATAAGAATTAAATTCATTACAATTAACATCTGTCTTTGCACCAACAAAACATTCGTTTTTGCTTGTCGTAATGTCCATGTTTGATATTCGGACGCATGGCGACCCTGAATCCGTCGATGTCGGTTGTGACAACCAAACGCTTAGATTCGAGGAATTTAACAATTGTTTTGAGATAGTCCGGGCTGTAATACTCGTGATAATAGCTGATATCAAGGCGCATGGTGTTTGTACAAATCTGAGCCATAATATCAAGACAGATAAAGCCATAATTTTGAATCCTTGTTTTGCATTCTTTGCATATGGGGAGCCGATTAGTTGTCATTTTCATAGAAATCTATAAGAAAAAAATCTGTCGTTTCTTCAAAAGTGATAAGCTCTAATCGGCCTATTGCCAACAAGTGATTCCGAAAAAGGGTTGGTGAAATCAAAAAGTTTTTCTTGATGTCTTTTCTTTTGATTGAAATCCGATTGGATTTCGGTTTTAGCTTCCATAACGAGGCGAATAAATCGGCTGATTGGGGGCTACTTCGGAGGACTCTTTTGAAAGAATCCAAAGGTGGGAATTCTGCGTAGTCGTTCATGATCCTCACAATAGACATTGATTTTTATCTAAGGGAGTAATACACTCGCAGCGAGTAAATTATATCCTTGTCCCTATAGAGCATGTTTGATTGGCGTCGGGCATGCTCTTTCTTTAATATTATTTTTTATAATTTTAAGCAAATACTCTTTTCATTTTTCTGCTATTCATCGTCTGTTTCTTGACTGTCTTTTTTCACATCTTCCGGTATCCAATCATATAAGGTTACAAGGCCGCCCGTCTTTTTTTCAATCTCATAAGCAAGCAATAAACTCGGCATGCTTTTTCCCCTGATTAATGAGCTTAAATTGTTAGGTGACGTTCCTATTTTCTTAGCGAATCCACGTTGAGAAACGCTTCGATGTTTTAGGTATTTTTCTAGCTTATTCACGCATGATTCTCCATGTTTTTTTTGGTGTTCGTATCATTTCGCATTGACATAAATACAAGTTAACTTGTATAGTGTATAACATAACAGAAACCAGACTTAAAGTCAAGAAGGAGACGCCCTATGAATACCAAGGAAGCAATCAGTAACCTAGAGTTAATGAGCCAAGCACTAGAGAAAGCGGCAAATGAGCCGAAGAACTATAACACGGATTGGGCATACTATTTAGAGCAGATGAGCTGGCAAATGCACAAGCATGCTAACGATTTGCGTGATTTAGAATCCATGTTCGGTTTGACACAGTACATAAACACCATCAATTCATAAGGAAAACAGCGATGAATATAAAAGATTTAAAAAGTATCGTTATAAAGAAAAAACTTGACGCCGAACGGGTGTGTTTTAGATGGCATAATAAAAATAAATCGGGCGGCAATTTCGGCATTAACATTTGGAATGTTAAGGGAAAGGATTATGAAATTTCCGGCAACTACAACGTTGAAGGTTTATTATGTGGTTTGCGATTTGGGTTTATCTTTCAAGCTGGTATTCCTATGAACGTTCAGACTATCGAAGAAATGTTTGAATTTATTGAAAAAGTTTTAGGAAATAGGGGTTAAAATGTCCTGTGCATATTGGGGCCAATGGAGCCATTCAGAAATAATGTCCATACATGGCGTAGAGTTGGACGAATGCCATGACGATGAGGATGATTATGATTGTGAAACGGAAGAACATGACTGTGATGACGATTGTTGTCCCCGATGTTCAGGCAGCGGATGCAATTATTGCTTGATGTGTAGCTATTAAAGAAAACAGGGTGTGACCACCATCACACCCTATTATCAACCTTAACAAAAACTAGAGGAATCTATGCGTATGTAGGTATAGTGAATTATTTAAAAATGTGCAAGAAATATGTTCAACCACAAAAAGAACATGGCTTTAATCGTGTACATGCGATATATATAAAATGTACATGGAAAATACATAAAATGTTAAGATAACAAAGGAAAAACACAATGGAATCATGGGAAATAGCTAACAAGTTTGTAGATACAACACTAGATAAATGCAAAAAAGATCATGGCGATTACGCCTATGCCGGGTGTGTCGGCACACTTCAAGGTGTTTTAGGCAGCATTATGATCGATCTTAGTGTTTGTTTTCCCGAAGCATATGAAAAAATTAGTCAAAAACTACTCAGCCAAATTTAAGGAGAAAAATTATGAATCCCGAATTGAAAATTAGTCACTCACCAGAGATAAAAGAATTCGTCGCAGCCTTGGCAAAAGCTCAAGGCGTGATGAAACCAGCCGTGTTTAACCGTGTGAATCCACACTTTAAAACTCGATACGCTGATTTTACAAGCTGCATGGATGCTTGCCGTGGCCCTCTTTCCGAAAATGGATTGGCACCGATTCAGTATTGCGAAACCATTGATGGCAAGTTGAATCTTGTAACAATGCTCGCTCATACTTCCGGCCAATGGATGAAATCAGAATTCCCCCTCATTCCCTCGAAGATGGATAGCCAAGGGATCGGCTCAGCCATGACGTACGCTAAGCGTTATAGCTTATGCGGAATGGTTGGAATTGTTGCCGACGAGGAAGGAGATGACGACGGGGAAGCGGCCGTTGGTAGAGGTAGACAAGAGGAGCCAGTAAGACAGCCGCCGCGTCCAGCTCCAACACCCCAACCAGCTCAAGCGGTTAAGATAAACCCTCAGCAAGTGAATGCGATCAAATCTCTTGAATCGAAACTTGATAAAGACAGCAAAGGAAAACTTTATTCTTGGATGTCTTCCAATCTTAAAGCCGACAAGATCGAAGATTTGCTTGTTGATTCCTTCCAAAAGGTTTTAGGCGCATTTGAGAACGCAGTGAAATACGTTGAGCAACAGAAAATCGAACAGCAAAAACTAGAGGTAGCGCATGTGTAATTGTAATCTTCATAAGCCACAAATGTTAAAACCCCAAGCTCCTAATTTAAAGTTAGGAGTTAATTTGCTCAGGAACGACCAAAAGGTTTATATGCTGCCTACTCTGAATGAATTAACAAGGGGATGGCTTGAAGATGGGAGCCTGATTGAGATTTACTTGTTAGATGAGGGAGCTTTCTCGATTGAAAGTTTTCAATATCCAATCAGATTTGGCCGTCACTTTGGAAATAGAGTATTTCTTAATGTAATGTATGACAGAAACAATATTAACCCTAAGTTTATGTTTGATTTAGAAAACAAACAATGGGTTTTAATTAACGTTGGTTATCTTTGTTTTGCTGAACAGGAAATAGAGCATCAATCTAATCATAAATTATACGGGGTTTAAAATGCGTAAAGTAGAATTTGACCAAGGATCAGATGCTTGGCTTGTTTGGAGACGTGGTTTATTGACTGCAACAGATGCGCCTATGCTTATGGGAGCCTCTCCTTATGTCACACCATATAAAGGATGGCAAAGAAAACTCGGTTTAATACCCGAACAGCAAGAAACGGAGCCAATGCGCCGAGGAAAAAGAGACGAGCCAATTGCTAGAGAATGGTTTAACAAAGAGTATGGCCTAGAAATGGAGCCTTGCTGCGTTGAAAGCGATGAGTTTAACTTTATTGGCGCTTCTCTTGACGGACTAAGCAAGTGCGGTAAGTACATTTTAGAGATCAAATCGAATGGAGATCAGTATCATTTCGGCTTGAATGGCGGCCCTCCCGACTTTCATTCTATGCAGATGCAGCACCAATATCGCGCCTGTGATAACATCCCGGAGATGTGCTTTTATCTTAGTTGGCACAAGTCCGGGCCGCGTGTGATTGAGGAGAAAATCAATCGTGAATGGCTTGCGGATTACATGAAAAAAGCTAATGAATTTTGGCAAAGAGTTGTGTTCTTTGAGGCCCCGCCAATGACAAACAAAGACTATAAAGACATGAACGAAAACGGAGCGTGGTATTCTTATGCGAATGAATACCGAAAACTCTGTGAACAGATAAAAACACTAGAAGAAGTGAAGGATAGCTACAAAAAAGAGATAGTGAAGCTATGTGGTGATGATAGCTGTTTTGGCTCTGGAATTAAGGTGATGAAAAAGGTAACTAAGGGAAGAATCGATTACGATTCCGTTCCTGAATTATCAGGTGTTAACCTAGAGAAATACCGCAAATCATCAACGTCATCTTGGACGATAATGTTGGATCAAAAATAAGTGTTTATGCAAGATGAAAGAAAAGGAGTTAAGTATGAAATATTTGCTATTATCCCTTATGTGTCTACTTTCGAGCTGCACTTATAATGTATCAATGGCGCACACTCAAGGCACCGCGGACGATGTTATTGATGATACAGCCAGCAACACACCGAACATATCTCCAAATGTGACGGTGCCGCTAACTCCGGGATCAGAGATTAAGGTCACAAAATGATTCCTCCGGAAATAGCAAATCCCATCAAGGACTTCATGTCCAAAAGATGGGAAATCATAGTAATAATAATAGCTAGTATTGCCGCCGGCTACGTCTCGGTGATTTTCTTAGGTAAGGACAATCCTGTTGAGTCCGAAGTTGAGAAAGTCATCGAGATAGAAACCGGCGTCAAAATCGATCTAACGCCGTAGAAATAGAGCATTTCCTTGCAATCCTTCTCGATACCAATGGCACATCATAATAAAGCCATTGGCCTCTAAAAATTGGCGGAGTTCGGCATATTGCGTCATCCCCTTCCTGAATTCTTGAAAGTTTGTCTCGGTGAAAATCACTTTTACAGTCTTTAAGATGTCGGGTGATGATTTTAGAATTTGAAGCTCCATCCCTTCTAAATCTAACCACATGAAATCAATGCGATCGACAGCGTTTTGCTCGCACCAATCATCAAGCACCATGCAAGGCACGACAACATCGGGGCCTTGATAATGAATCTTCATACCATCGGATGCGTCCAGCAAAGAGCTTGCACCTTCAAAGCGATCATCGTCTCCGGTTGTCCCATAACAGACGTGCAAAGTAGCTTCCCCGTTGTAATTTGCCAAGGCTAGATTAATCGGCTGCACTTGAGGAAAATCCTTGGTTGCATCAACGAGTTTTTCAAAAGCGTGAGGGTTAGGCTCAAAGCTAAGAATTGTAGCGTTAGGCCACATCTTTGCGAATTTCTGCGTATCAATGCCATAATGGGCGCCAGCTTCTAAGATCACCGGATTGCTGCGAATCCATGCAGAAATTAAAGGTAGTGCATATTCTTCTTGATGCTGAATAATACCCTCATAACGATGAGGATAAGGCTCGGCATGTAATGCACTGAAAATAAATAAGATAGATAATAAACTGAAAAGTTTTTTCATATTCCCCCTATAGTTAAAAGGGGGATTCTAGCGTTTATTTTTTAGAAAAGCAAACGTCCAATGAAAGCGTTCAATGTGGAACCACCGCCAAAGCCGATATTCGCCGCGGCTCCTCCAACGGCAACAACAACTTTTACCACATCGCCGGCGGTAAGTAGATTTGCCCATGTACCATTCAAAATTAATTCTCCGGATGAGTTACAGTTTTCAAAATCAACTTCATACAATCTGAAATTCGTTCCATTGACATTAAGATTGACAAGCATGACATTGTTTGTTCCTGCTACCCTATAGCAATAAGGAGTGAAGGTAAACTCCCAAAATCCTGATTTCGGAATTGTATATTCATGCGTGCCCGTATTGAAATTCGATCCCCCTCTTTCAAATGCTAGGGTATCATATTCAAAAGTTGCAAATGTTCCATCACCCGTTTTATTGGTTGCAGTGTTTGCATTTAGGTAGGCATAGAAAGCCGGTTGATCTGTATTTGTATAAACCCCATTGGCATCTATTATCGCATTGGGATTGTCTTGTAATAATTGCCCTGACGTACCGTCCCATGTTGGAATTGATCTATCAGTTGATGAGCCGGGGCCGCTCACATCTCCGCTTGCTGCAACTGGCTGGAAAGAAGGAGCTACGCCGGGGCCGTTAGATGTCCACACATCAGTTGCCGATCCTGCGTCTGCGGTCGTGATGATGGTGCCATCATAATAAACTGTTCCATAAGCATTGGGCATAATCGGAGAAATTGAAGGGCCAAATCTCATTGG